CAAGAACATCTGCTCCAGCGGATTTGCCACCTTTAAGTGGGCTAATAGGTGCTGGTGCTTTACTTTGAGTAACAGTTCTCGCTTTGACTTCAGGCTCTTTTTGTTCAGCCTCAAATCTTGCTTCCAATCGACCAATCTCTTTAAGAGCTTTAATAGCTGGCATTTTTGACAAGGATTCAGCGTATTCATCATCAGAAGCTAAGTGGTAAAGGATTTGTGCTCCAACATCTGATTCAATGATTGCATCTCTAACAGCATCACTTACAACTGTGGTGCTACTAGCAACAATCTCATCAAAATCAGGCATAGAACCTTTTGCCTTTGCTACTTTTTGATTCCAATTCTCAATTACTTTATTGCGTTCCTCATCGGCTTTACGCTGTGATTCTGCAATGTCCCTATCTCTCAATGCCTTTTCAGCACTCCATTCCGCTAATGCTTCTGCATATTCGAAAGCATCATTGAATTGGCTTGCTTGTGGCTTGTCATCAACATTAGCTGTTTGGGCTATAGGTTGAGGATTTGCCCTTGCTTCTAAATCTCTTAAACGGCTTTCTAATTGTTCGGCTCGAGCATTGGCTTCATCTCTTTGCTTACTAATCTTAGAAAAACGCTTTTCTAACTTGTCTTTCGGCTTTTCTGCTTCCTCTGCTGCATCCTCTGCCTTCGGTTCACTCGAAGATTCCTCAGTCCCTGGCTCTGAATCAGAATTCTCCTCTACAGGAGCTTCAACTGTTTCAGCCGCAGTTTCTTCAGGAGAATCCGCTAAACCTAATCTTTCTGCATAAAATTCTGCCGCATTATCACTTGTTACTACACTACTTGCTTCTTTGACTTCGGCCATGATTTCTCAAGCTCCTAGTTATTACCACCGATTAAAATACTAAATTTATTATTTGTCAATTATCTTCTAATAATGACTTAATTTCATCCTGATGCTTTTTAAGCTCCTCGGCAGACATTCCGTCATAAATACTTTTAGGGGCATCAGGCTCATATTTTCTACCAGCCCTGCGAGCCATCTCACGCAGAATAAATTCTTCTCTGTTTGCTCCGATTACTGTAGCCATTATCTTCTCCGATTAATAATGATTATTGAGCATCATTTAATTGCTTTAAAACTGAATCCATAGCGGCTCTTTTGCCCAATTCTTTTCTCAACATTTCAAATTTAGGATGTTTTCTAGCTCTTTCATACTGCTCATCATCCATTTTTTTAGCTCTTTCTTTACGCTCTAAATCTTCTTTACTCATTGGCTTTTTATTCATCTTAGCCAATTTCTTTTCCATGAATTCTTCACGATTTTCGGAAGTAACGATTTCTCTTGCCATATTAAATTGCCCTTTCTATAACTTCAATGTCTGCTGCTTTTTGTGATCTTTCATCCATATTGGACAGAATAAGGGCTAGTTGAGCCTTCATGCGCTCTATCTCCAGCCTTGTTTCCGAATCAATAATAGTGTCGTGAGCTTTAGCCTCAACCACCATTTGAGAATCCGCAGATTTAGAATCAATTTCCATCTTCTTACGCATCGTAGCGGATTCTTCTTTCTGTTGAGCCACAGTAGCACCATATTTCATATCCATCTGCATAGCTTGTAATTCTTGTTGTAACTGCTGAATTGTTTGCTGGCTTTGTGCCAACTGCATCTGAACTTGTGGAGGAATATCAGACTTTTCATCAATTTGAGCCAATGGATTAGCCGCAGCCAAACGATCTGCAATAATGTCTGCACCTGGGAAGTCCATATTTCGGAACACCAAATCACCAGCTTGTTGCATCAAATTAGGATCTATACCAAGCATTTGCACCATAGATTCAACGGCTTCTTGGCGCTTAGAGTTGTAACCAGGGCCTGTTTCCATTACTACATCGTATTCACCCACAGTTACATCATTAAGCAGCTTTTCTACACCCATTTCATCTTTTACAGGCTGATTTACAGTAACCATTTCGCCTTTGCCATCATCACCTATGATTCGTAATACTCTTTCTTTGTCATAAACAGAAGGTATTAGATCAAGAATGATCCGCCCTGTTTGCTTGATAGAACGAGTTAAATTATCAAAATAATGGAAATTAGTCATGTCAGTTTGTTGCTGCTGACCTTGAATTGCTTTGCCTGACTGATTACCCTGTGGCAGCATAGATGGATCATAAATACCCACTACTGCCATCAAATCAGCATTTAAGCCTTCTAATGCAGTAACGATACCCATTGGAGGGGCTTCAGGCTGCAATCTTTGTGGAACTGGAGCTTCTCTGCCTTCGCTATCAGTTTGCTTATAACGCAATACAGGCATAGATTTGATGTTAGCTTGTGTCCATTCATCTTCATGGCCTTCATCCTGACCTTCAGCCAATAGCCATTTAGCTTTAGGAGCCAAGGCAACGGATTCAGTTAGTGCAGTAGACCAAAAGTTATACATACGCTGTGGTTCTTTAGCCATGCGAGTAAGACCAAACTTTTTCTTTTTGCTATCTACAATGAGTTGCTGACCATAAACAGGCACAACTGGAATGTATTTACCAGCCCAATCTCTGCTTTCCAAGATCTGCATACCAGTAAGCTTTACCCACTTAATCTGCTTTTTAACAGTTATTCTGCGGCTAACTTCATAAATACCAGCAGCCAACATTACATCCTGGCTTGGCATTTCATCTTCATAAACTGTAGTGCCATCGCTTAAAAGCACTAATTTAGTATGCGTATATTTGGTATAAAAATACTCGGCAATGCGAATATCTTCTTTGGTGATCCATTCTGATTGGCTATCTCCTGTGCCTCTAGGTGTAAACCCTGCATCAGTTTCAGCATCAGGATACATTTTACGGAAAGCATCTTTACTCACAACCTCAGTAATCAAGCATTTCTCTGCATCAGATCCATCAGGTTCATTGCTATTAGGATCAAAATAAACCATAAAAGGGTTTTCAATCCGTTTTATGTAGATTTCTTGGTCAAATGAATCAGGCCGTACATAGTCAGTAGTAATGCGCCAATAGCCCCAACCCATGCGAACAGCAAAATCAAAAGCATTGTCATAAGCGGCATCGGCATCAGATTGCTCCTCTACATGGCGGCAGATTCCTGTAATTAGATCTGCAATTTTGGCATCAGATTGTGTGTTAATGCCATGACATTTAATTCTTGGTCTTTGCTGTCTTTGGCTGTTAGCTATTTGACGGCAATAGGCATCAATCTTATTGATGGTTAGATAAGGTCTAGATTCAAGCATACGGCTGTTTTGTATATCAACAGGCCATTGATCTCCACCGGCAAACTTTAGGTCATCTAATGCTTCTACACGATTATTGGAATCATTATCAGAGCAAAAGCGCAGAAATTCCTTAGCTTCCTCAATGATGCCATCATCGCTATCATCTTCTATATCTGAATCGTAGATACCCATAGGTAGTCCTTATATCATATTTTCAGTAGTTTAAGTCATCCAACTTGAAACTTGGTAATTTATTTTCTTTGTCTTTGGTTTTCTTGGCTCATTAATCATCAAACTAAGATATTTAAAGGCATCTGCCCCATGCGAATAGCGGTCATGCAAAGGATTTTTACTAAAATTGCCTGTATCAGCATCAACTTCATATCTGTAATGTCTTAAACATTGTAATCCTTCATGCGTATTTTCTCTATCAAAATAGCATTTACTAAAGACTGTTCTAGCAGCATTAATTAAATCTACAGTTGAAACTCTATCTAAAGTACGGACATGGAATCCAGCATTTCTGACAATTTCTTCAATGCTTTTTCCATTGGAAGCCAAAGTTTTATTTCTTGCATCATGAGGCAAATACAAAGTGTCATAAACATAACCAAAGGTTTGCATCTTGGCTAATATTTGGCTAATGGTTGTTTGCGTTGTTTCGTAATATCGAATCAACCTGGTTTCCATACCAATAAATTGAACAAACCATATAGCCGTAGCATCTGCCCATCCTATATCAAATACAGCTATTACAGGCTTAACTGGATCGTAAGGTACTTTAGTGATCCTGCCATCAAATTCAGCAGCTTGCATTTCTTTGGCAAATATAGCTCCATCTACAGTTTGGCGGCATACACCTTCCCAAACTGTGTTGTAGGCTTCTCTATCTCTAACAAATAAAGCATCTTTTTCAAGGCGCAAAGTTTCTGGAAACCAAGGATTGTCTGACCAGTTAATGCGCTGGACTATAGAGTTTTCAGGAGTATTAACAATGAATCTTTGAAATGTTTCATCTGTTTCTAACTCAGGATTAAATGAAATCCATATCTCAGAACCTTCTTTACGAATAGTGGGAATCAATACATTCCAGCTTAATTTACTGGTTGTTTGGGCTTCCTCAACCCAACAAATATCGCATCCTTCATAACTTTTTATGTTTGCAACATTGTTTTTAAGACCAACAAAGCTAAATTCTGTGCCGTTTTTGCCTCTTATGGCATTTTGAGTTATCTCATAAAAGTCTATGAGGCCCATTGCAATGATTTGGTCACTAAGCAGCTTATGAACAGAATCTCTTATAGATGTTTGGAATTCCCTGGCACATAGGATGCGAGTAGTTTTACGAGCCCCAATAATAAGCAGAGCCCTAGCAATGCCCCAAGACTTAGCACCACCACGACCACCATAAAGAACTTTGTAGCGAGCAGAATCGAAAAGGATTGAGAGCTTCTCAGGAAACTCAGCCTGTGCAATGGCTTGATTGACTGCTTCACTCACTTGGTTTTACAAAGGTTACTTGGATTCCAGTAATAGCTGTGCCATCAGGATTTTCAATAGATGTAGCCTGTAATGGCTTTCCATCCATGCGATCCATTACTTCTTTGACAGCCCAAGGTTCACCCTCAATAGCGGAATCAACCAGCTTCTCAGCTATCTGCCGCAATTTAAGGGCATCATTTTGGACAAGAGTTTTCCGCAACTCTCCATAAAAGAGCTTGCCCTTCCTAGCATTGTCATTGCCAGGTTGCCCACCTTTAGAAATATTCGACTCGATTCCCATATATTTGATTTATCTGCCTATTTTTTAAGCAAGTTGCACAATAATTAAGCACATTTTATTACTCATTTGACATACTGTCACTATTGGCTTCCGCCTCATTCACATCATCCACGAATGTAGGACTGTTAATCATATTGGTGTATTGATCCTGTAGTTCTTGTGGCACTCCTGGCTGATAAACGATTGCGCTTACATCAGCTTGCAGTTGCTGCTCATCTTGTGGAGTTGGATAAGGTACATAAACATTTGGGCTTGTCATTCTGCGCTTTCTTGTTCTGCTTGTGCTTTAATTGCCTCTACTTGGGGCATAGCTTGTCCATGAATCTTACCTACCAATGGAGCGCATTGCTCATAAGGGTTTTTACCTACAGAAGCCAATACATAATTAACTTCTTCAATAGTTAGATCTAACTTAATCATTTCTTACCTTTCTTTGCTGCTTCTTTCTTTACGGCATACGCAATGGCAACCGCTTGCTTGACAGGCTTTCCGCCTTCTTTGATTTCTTTAGCAATATTGGATTTAAATGCTGCTTTGCTAGTTGATTTTTTAAGGGGCATGATTAACAGTTCCAGTTCTTTAGTGATGCTTTGGCTCGCTCTGCTGGGCCTTTAGCGTTTTTAACAACTCCTTCCATCCTTGCACAGAAAGATGCTTTACGACCTTTATCTTTCTCTGTCTTTGGATTTGGGGCAGGAGCTTTTAGATTGGCATTATTTTTGGCATTGTATTCAGCCCTGCCTTTAGCAGTCATGCCAGCACCTTTATCTGTAGGATTGTAGGTTTTGCCTTTGCCAGTAGTCTTATGCTCTATTGGCTTGTCATGTTTTTTAGTAGCCATGTTATTTTTTCGCAGTCTTTGCTGATTCTTTGAAGGCTTTGGCAGTAGGAGCGCCTTTGCTGCCAGGCTTACGCATGGTTTCCACAGGCTTTCCTTCAGCCTTTTGCCTTTCTATCCTTTCCTGCTTTTTATGGATATTGGCATAAAGTCCAGGTTTACTTGGCATTTTTCTTTTGCTCTCCAAATTTATAGTTTGCTCTTGGTGTTCTTTTTCTTGGTACATTTTTTAATATTGGCTTTTCTACAGGAAATTCAGGCAATTTAGTTTCATCATCTTTGATTTGAAAAGTGTAATGAATATCTAAGTTTTGCACATCTATATCAACTTTTTTGACTTTATACCAGCCAAAATGAGCCATTATTTTATGAAATAGTGGTGTTCCATCGTCAAATTCAATTTTATTCATGCTATTTCCTTTTCTTCAATAAAGCAGACATCCTGCCAAGACATTACAAGGTATTTAGTGCCATCTTCTTCATATTTAAAGTATTTTAGGTATTCTTCGCCTGGATCATCATTCATAGTGCCAAAGCGGATTCTAGCTCCAACTTCTACAGGCATATCTTCTCTACGACCATTGGGTAATTTCTTGCCAGGGCCTACAGCAATCACAGTACCCATGTTTTCTACTTCTTTGTTATTGATAAAAATGATATTAGATATCTCTCTGATATCAGGCTTGACAACGATATTGTCGTTCATAGGCTTTAACTTCATGATTTTTTTGGCCTTCCTCTTGATTTTTTAAACTCAACAGTAATTGCTGGCTCTGAAATAGATTATACTAAGGCTTGAAATGCTGGGCTGGAAATAGAATATTCTCCGCACCAATCAGTTTTGGATTTATTAACAGGAGCAGGAAATCTTCTACAGATTCCCAT